CACGCCCGCATGTGGTCATACCATTCACATATGAAAACAAAATTGTAGGATTTACCTGCAGATTTTTAGACAACCGTCAACCCAAGTTTATTTCAGACAGTCAGCCAGGCTATGTGTTTGGCACAGACTTACAGCACAACAACTGGACCAATGTGATAGTTACAGAAGGCATATTTGATGCATTGAGTATTGGTGGTGTGGCTGTGATGCACAATACTGTAAGTGATGCACAAGCTCGACTGATACGCAATCTAGGTCGAGACATAACTGTGGTACCAGACCAGGATCAAGCGGGCATAGAACTGGTGGATTGCGCTGTGGAACTGGGATGGGCGGTAAGTATACCCGAATGGCCAGAAGGATGTAAAGATGTCAATGATGCTGTGATTGTGCTAGGGCGTATTGGCACCCTGCTAACTATAATGGCAGCTAGAGAAACCAGTCGAATTAAGATAGAACTAAGGAAGAAACAACTTGTTAAAAGAATACAATAGACTTTGGGTATTTGGTGATAGCTATACTACCACTAATTATTGTGTTGATGCACAAGATTCATTCTGGGGATTAACTGCACAACTTATTAATGCATCAGAGATTGTAAATTGTTCGTGGCCAGGAAATAGTTTTGGAAGCGTCAAACACATGTTGATCAGCATGCAATCACAATTTGATTTCTCTGCTGACTTTTTAATCATTGGTATTCCGCCTTTAGAACGATTGACTGTGTTTGATAACTTTAAAGACACAAAATATTCTGCCACATGTATTGATGTTAACACATGGGAAAGTCACGCACAGCAGGTCAACTGTCACGTAGGATTACAAATAATAACAGGCGCTGATGCGCAACGCATGATAGTTTATGAAGATAGATCCTGGACTGAAACAAATGAGTTGTCGGCAATTTTTTTGCTTACTACTTGGTTAGACTCAGTTGGTGCTAATTACTTGATAGTGAATTTAAGCAAACCATTTGATGCTAATAACTTATGGGGACCGAGCGAATTTGTATTGCCATATTGTCAAGCCCATAACAAGTGCATATTGTTTGATAACACATACTACAGTGTAAACTTAAACAAAAATGAACCAGCAGATTTTAAACAGCATGGATGGATGGGGCATCACGGTCCTGCAGGCAATCGACATTTTTTTGAAATCAGCATAAAGGATAGACTTTGTTAAAAGAATACGGACTTGACGTCCAACGACTATTTTTAGAAATGATGCTGGAGGATGCACAAAGCTATGTGCGTGTTCAAAACATCTACAACCCACAAAACTTTGACAAGAGTTTGAGACCTGCGGCTGAGTTTATCAAAGAACACTCAGACAAACACAAGACCTTGCCGGACCGCACTCAAATCTCGGCGACCACTGGGGTCAAGTTGGCGGCTGTGCCAGACTTGAATGAAGGACACTTTGATTGGTTTATGGGCGAGTTTGAAGCATTTACTCGCCGCCAGGAACTGGAGCGGGCTATTTTAAAAGCCGCAGACTTGTTGGAAAAAGGTGAATATGATCCTGTTGAAAAACTCATCAAAGATGCAGTACAAATATCACTCACTAAAGACATGGGCACAGACTACTTTGCTGATCCTAAGAGTCGCATTGAGAAATACTTCAACTCAGGCGGACAAGTAAGCACAGGTTGGCCACAACTGGACAGATTGTTGTATGGTGGTTTCAGTCGCGGAGAACTCAACATCTTTGCAGGCGGATCAGGATCAGGCAAGAGCTTGGTCATGATGAACATTGCACTGAACTGGCTACAGCAAGGACTTAGTGGTGTGTACATCACACTAGAACTGAGTGAAGAGCTTACCAGTTTGAGAACTGATGCCATGCTAACCAACATGAGCACCAAGGACATTCGAAAAGACATAGACACCACAGAACTCAAGGTCAAACTTGTAGCCAAGAAGTCTGGCAACTATCAGGTCAAAGGCCTGCCAGCACAATCAAACATCAATGACATCCGTGCTTATTTGAAAGAGTATCAAATTCAAACTGGTAAGAAAGTAGACTTTGTGATGATTGACTACTTAGACTTGTTGATGCCTGTGAGTGCTAAAGTATCGCCCAACGATTTGTTTGTGAAGGACAAGTATGTTTCTGAAGAACTGCGCAACTTGGCCAAAGAACTGGGTATCTTAATGGTCACAGCGTCACAGTTGAATCGATCAGCTGTGGAAGAAATTGAATTTGACCACTCACATATTTCAGGTGGTATCTCAAAGATTAACACAGCAGATAATGTGTTTGGTATCTTTACAAGTCGTGCAATGAAAGAGCGTGGCAAGTATCAGATCCAGTGCATGAAAAGTCGAAGCTCGACCGGCGTTGGTCAAAAGATTGATTTGGAGTACAACATTGAAACCATGCGCATTACTGATGAAGGCGGGGATGACAATGAAAACGGGTTTAGCAAAAAACCCAGTTCAAGTATCATGGACTCGATCAAAGCAAAAAGCCAGGTTAGTGCTGCCACAGATGATGCTAAATCCGCACCTTGGGAACGACCACAGGCTCGAGACGGTTTTGATTTAGAAGCACCCAAGGTCACAGCTGACGTGCAAAGCGCCAAGCTCAAGCAGTTGCTAGGAAAGATCAAAACGTCATAATGCCAAATAATTTTTGCAGATACCTATCCAATGGGTATTCATTTACCGTGAAATCAAATGATGTACTAACAGTCAAACCTTGTTGTTGGTTTGCTCAAGAAATACCTGTTGATTCTGCTGTTCAAGACAATCGAAAAAAACTGTTTGATTCCATCACTGATTGGTCACCGGCTTGCAACAAATGTTTTCTATTAGAACAGTCCGGGCAACAAAGCATGCGACAAAGTGGACCAGACTGGGTGCCTGATGCTGAAAGTTCTCAGGATCCAGTAATCATTGATATCCATTTAGACAATGAGTGTAACGCAGCATGTGTTATTTGCAATCAACAAAGCAGTTCTCTCTGGACCAAAGAGCAATCAAAACTTCAAAATAAAAAAATAACAATTAAATCTACAACACCCATTGCTGCAATTGATCAAATTGTTTCTGCTGTTTCTTTAGAAAAAGTTAAGTACATTAAATTTTTTGGTGGGGAACCATTATTTACAGATACACATTTAAAGTTTTTGGAGCATGTGCCCCATCCTGAACAAGTCACTTTGCACTACACTACCAATGGGTCCATATATCCCAATGAAGAAGTTTTAAATGAATGGAAAAAATTTAAACTGATAATTTTTGCAGCAAGTCTTGACGGAATTGAAGAACAGTTTGATTATGTGAGATGGCCGCTAACTTGGGTCAAGGTCAGCAGAAATTTACTGCGAATTAGAGATAACAAAAATATCCATAATTTGATGTTTAGAATAGAATTTACAGCTAATTTTTTAAATGTTTATTATTTTGATAGATTGGAATCTTGGATACAACAAAATTTAGCAACAAATCAGTGGGGTGACAAAACTGACCTAAACGTACATTTTTGTTTTAATAGTGCCTGGGATCTGAATAAAATGCCAAAATCAGTTCAAAATTTAGTAATTGAAAAATATCCAATGGATCATGTAATACATAAGATGGTGGCAAACATTAAATCAACAAAATTGGTCAATTTGACCTCCTGGCAAAATTTTGTTGCTACCTGGGACATACGCAGAAATAATAGTTGGAAAACAGCTTTTCCGGACTTGATCGATTGTATTCAAACAACCTAAATCCGCTAAATAATCCAAAGGCCCCGGAGCAGATGCAAAAACGCACCCGCAGTTTACTAGAAGAATTGGACGATTTGTACATCGAGCGTGATCGCCGCCTGTTGATTGAAAACCGTGCGGCCACACTCATTGCCAATGCTATTAGATTGCTGGAACAAATTGACACAGAATTTCCAGCTGACCAAGCTGACAACCTGCAACGCAAATTGTTAAATGCTATCCGTACCAGAGACTCAGGCAAGTTTGCCAGATCAGTGAGAAGAACAAATGCAGATACATGAAATCACACGCCGCAGAACAAACGAAGGCGTTCTAAGCGGAATTGCTGGAGCAGCCAAAGCAGTTGGATCGCATGTTGCGGCCAAAGCAAACGATTGGGCCACTAAGACAACTGGAACAGACTTTAGCAAGCTCGTACCAAACAATCCATATGGTGCGCAACAGAGTAGGGCTGCTGCTGCCGCAAAACCAGTGATTGAAAAGCAGGCTATTGAGCAGCAAAAACTCTGGACTCAGGCTCTTACTCAAACCATGCAAGATGCTGGCGCAACTAACTTGGCTGCTTTGCCTTCGGCCAAAAAAGGCGAAGTTGAAAAATCCTTGCTCACACAGATTCATACTAACTTGTTGCGCAACAGTGTGGGTAGAGACTACACACAGTTAGGCACTTATGTAGATAAAGATCCTAGTGTGCAGGCTCAGGCTCAGGATATTGTAAAAAAAATCAACGATGCCAAAAACAAATTGATGAATTTTGCATCCTCTACCTATGATGCTGACAGCAAACAAGGATGGCAAGAACTGGCACAAGGAGCTTATGAGGCCATGTCTTTGGCACAGTTTCAACGTGGCGGCGCTGAAAGTGCACTGGGTACACTGACCAGTAGATTAGGGCTAACTGTGCCTGCCGTTGACGCTGTCAAAATATTATTGCGTGGTGCTACACCTGTGCGAGCTCCAGACCCCAATACGTTGGCCTATCTTGAAGCCTACGGGTTCAACCCTTATCGTCCAGCAGGTACAATAAGTGCAGCCGGGGCCGCTGCCCAAACCAATATTGAAAGCAAAATAGGTTCAGCAGCTCTAACGCAAATCAACAGAATCGTCAGTGGCCTACCAACAGTTACCTCAGGCGGACCAGAAGTAGAAGATTGGTTGCAAACATTGGGATTCCGATTATGATTGGGGCACTATTCGAAGGCGGCAATGTATTCAAAGATGCTGACGGCCGGCCACTCACCGGCCGCATCAATCAAAGCGATGTGCCAGCCACAGTGCAGTGGCTGGAAACACTCACAGGTTTAGAATTTCCACGTGAACGTTGGCTGGGCTCAACTGGTCGCAAACCCACATCGGGCGACATGGACATGGCAGTGGATGCCAGTGAGATATCCAAAGAACAACTGGCAGCAAAACTAACACAATGGGCAGTGAGCCATGGTCAAGATCCCAAGTCCTGGGTAAAGAAAGCCGGCGAAGTACACCTGCGTACACCCATCAACGGCAATCCTCAAAACGGATATGTGCAAACAGACTTCATGTTCTTCCCCAACCTGGACTGGGGACAGTTCTACTATGGTGGTGCAGATGATTCTGCATATAAAGGCATGAACCGCAATGTGCTAATGAGTTCAATTGCCAAGCAACAGGGACTTAAAGTGGGTGCTAATGGCATGTTCAGTCGCACCACAAATCAGCTGGTAGATGGTGGTATGGATCCTGACTATGTGGCCAAAACACTGTTAGGTAGAACAGCCACTCGAGAAAATCTCAAGAACGTAGAAAGCATTTATGCTGCTCTAGCACGGGACAAAGACCGTGATGCCAAACTCAAAGACTTTCGTGAATATCTAGCCAAAGAAGGCTTGCAAGAGCCGGATCTGGTTCGAGAAAATAGTGATGTGCATTTCCTGGCCAAGCTGCGTGATAGAATTGTAAATCAAGGCATGCAGCCACTGATCGAAGCAGAACCAGCAAATCCCTATCAAATTTACGAAGCAGACGAAGGCAATGTAGGCGGTAGGGCCAAGGGTATTGAACACCTTGAAGATCTAATATTTCGCAAAGGCTCACGTGGGGTGGATGAAGCATTGGCTATCATTCAACATGCCGCTGATGCACCACAAAAGACCACTACTGTAAAGTGGGATGGTAAACCTGCTGTGATATTTGGCCGCAAGCCTGACACCGGAGAGTTTGTGCTGACAGATGGTTC